CCGGGCAAAGCCTCAACACCCCACATGTCCAAGATGTACTGCCGTACACCCGACCACACAAGCACCCTTCTAACAATGAACTCTCGTTCCCGGTGGGGCACGGGGACAAGCCGCTGCACTGTAGGGAGCCTGCGGAATGCTAGTCACTCAGCCCTACCACCTCCTAGCGGTGGCATTGTGTGGGCATTTGCAATCAGCGCCCTCCGCAGGGTTCCGATAAGACGGACGAAGGCATACTCATCACGCTTGTCAAATGGTGCAGTGTCCGGTGTCCTGAGATAGACGTTAATCTTGTCTAAGGTTTCACCGTCCAAAGTGAAGTCACCACTAGGGTCAAGCGATGCGTTAAGCAGAGCCAGCGCCTGGTGCTTGTTTATTCTCTTGGTCATGTCGTTGTTCATGACATAGGTCACAAAGCGGTTTAGCGATACAGAACTGGCGATCTCCATTGTACTGTGCACACAGCGCAAGGATAAAGTTACCAAGTTGCGTTAGCACAAACAACGTTCCGAGTACACAGCCTAGAATAAGATATCCTTGACTGGTCTGAGACATTATTAGGGAGGCTGTTACACGCTCCTGGTGTGCTAACCATACCGCTATACAAAGCCGACACAACAAGAGTCATCACCACACGGTGCAAACCGCGCGGTGGTTAGGAAAGGTCTACTAGTCCACTATAAGTGTTAATCAGGTTGTTCTGTGCTGTGAACACTACAGCCGCCCTGATGTAAGTTGGCGTGCCACCACTTACCTTATAGTTAAAATGCCAGCCCGCCGAGGTGCCGTTAACAGTCTTGCTAACCAACATTGTCATGTGATGGACAACAACTCCAACCCCACCCGGCGCGAGGACATAGTGGGGCTGAGCCAGACTATAGTTCTGTGCGGTGGACAAAAGCCCACCGTCAGGACCAATAGCCTGGCAGTTTATTGTCGTGGCAACGTTTTGGCCGCCTGGAGGGATGTCCTTGATGTGAAACTCACACACCATCTGCACAACAGAGTGGGTATGGCTTGGGTAGTAAAGCATGCCACCCAGGACAGTGTTGGGATTGGCTCTAAGCTGTGCCCTCTCAGCGTTCGTGCTGAAAGCGAGCGAACCAGAACCATCACCAGGTATGAGATTACCGTCAAGATAGGCCCCCGTCAGCTGACTGTAGTACGCTAGCTGGCGCGGAATCGCAACAGTCGCAGTGGTTATTTCTGCCTGTGGTCCAGTGGGACCAGGGGGTCCCATGGGACCCTCTGCTCCGACAGGTCCAGTAGGTCCAGGCGGGCCGGAAGGCCCAGGGGCGCCCGCTTGTCCAGCAGGTCCTGGTTCACCCTGTGGGCCTTGCGGCCCAGGGATACCTACTGTAGAGACAGCGCCCGATCCCCAGCCACGGGAACCGAGCCACCACGTGCTCATGCTGCGAGCAGCAGCGGGAGCATTTCTGCCTCCTCAACTGCTGCTGCACCGATGCGCGGAGCATTCCGCCTAAAGACATTGTAAACACCCTTCCCAAAATCGTAAGCCTCACCCGCAAACTGCTTGACCTCCCCGAGGATACCAGTAGCGCTGTGGATTGCGCCGCTGATACGGGCCATCACACTGCCGCTCTCGACATGCGAGCCATTTGACAGAGGAAGCGTGAGCGCATTCTCAATCGCCTGGGTCGTTGCAAGGCCAGCAATGTGGTTGGTTGTCGGGGTAGTGTGAGCATAATCCTCGTCATTGTAATACTCAATGAGGCCAACGACCTCAAATGTGTAGCTGCCGCCAGGCCCAACGTAGTACAGGCGGATGGCGTCAGCGTCACAGAATGTGCCACCCACTGGGGCAACAGGGGCAGTCTCTGGACAAACTTTGACAAAGGGGATGCGAGGTGGCTGCACGAACGTGATGTAGCCTGTAAGGGGCACAGGCACACTACTAATAGCACGCTTGAGCAAGCCGTATGCACTGCCCACAGTGGGGCTAACCTCATGGTTCGCACCTGAAGCTACCTCCTCGGGCTCATAAGATGGGAAGTGGTAAAACTTACCACCACAGTCACTCATGGTGCCATTGTAGCTAATGCGAACACCAGCAGCGACGGAGCGCAACATGGTTGTCTCCGACAGCTCAATTGTGGTGTCCGCACCAGCCACCCTGGCCTCAAGGGTGGTGTCCCAGTTGTACCCGTATTGGACAAAGGGTGAGACACGTGTGCACAATGGCACAACGATATCAACACCCTGAGCCGATTTGGGGAGTTCAACTGTGATTATGGCCCGGCGTGTCATGACAGCACTACGGTTCGTGCTACTAGCATCGAAGATGCCCTTCACAACGCTACTGAGTGCCCCAGCTTGGAAGGGATTGGCAACGGCCCTACCAAAGCGAAGCAGGCGGGGGTCAACCCTGGTTGCCTGCTTCGTTGACAGCTGGTTCACACGCTTCGTGAGCTGTGCGACCTGCTGCTGCAGCGCCTGGTTAGGGCGCTGCGCTGGGGTTTGAGCCCTGGCTGGTGGCTGAGCGCGTTTCGGCGCTTGCCTGCCAGCTTGGGCCCTGCTAGTGCTAGATGCAACATTCCTACGTCTTGATTTAGCCATTGCGCTTTATTATAGCGGCTATTACAACGCTATTCACTGTAAGCGTACAGTGTCTCTATTGCGGATGGCGTTAACCGTCGACGCAGTATCAGCGCGGACTCTCTGCTACCGTCGCTGAAGTACCGCCTCTCCATGCCGTCCAAAAAGTCAGACAGGATGACGCGGTTCTTCAGGTGGTACCAGTGCTCCAGGAGCAGGCTGCAGGCCCTAGAGTAGGTGAAGGTGTGGTCACCATGGCCCTTGAGGCGCATGCTGTCCAATGCCTTGATCCCATCCAAGGGCCTGGGCACCACGAGCCCACTAGGACTACGGTGGAAGCACCTCTGTAGGAAGACCAATTGCAGGGGGTCAACCCAGCCGTTGGTCTCACTAGTGATGTTCCAGCCAAGCTCTGCGAAGCCATGTCGCAGGCTCTCCTCACTGAGCAAGCTCTCATACTCAGGGCTACATGTGTAGGTGTTGTCGTCACCGTACATTGCACACCTGTGGTTGTCGAGCAGGTCAGTGTGACTAGGCTCAATGCCTGCACGCCGGCAGGCGCGCTTGTAGGCATACAAAAACCCAAGGCGCAAGCCTAGGGTGTTGTCAACAACGGTGTTGGGGCTACCGCTGCTGTTGCCGTGGTCACGGAGTAGTACCTCGCCGTTGTTGCTGACTAGGTAGCCCTCAAAGATACTGCGCCGCGCGTACTCAAACAGCTCCCAGTTCTCCTGGGTCTGCTGTGATGCGGGGAGCAGCTCAAAGCGGACTTGGTAGACTGCCTTGCTAACCACCTTGCTGTAACTGCAATCGAATGCAGAGACGTCCAGCGCTTGCCCGCGCCAGGCGACGCCATCGGGTCCAACGATGGCGAGCTTGTGGTATAGCCGGTCCCAGCCCCCGTTGTAGGGGTTGATACCGACCTCACTAGCAGTCAGACCATGTGACCTGTAGAAGCCGTTGTTCTGGTCCAGGAACAGGCTGTTAGCCAAGAGTTTGAACTCAAGCGGACAGCCGCTAATGCTGCGGAGCTTCCCAGCTGCCACTTTCTCCTTTGGTAGGAGCTCCTCCTTTGGAAAGAGGTTGAAGATGGCAACATTGGGCTGGCGGGAGCCACTGAGCACGCTGCTCGTGTACTGCCTGAGCCAGTCCTCGTGCTCCTCCCAAGCGTCAGCACTAGACCGGTATTTAACGTTCCAGGGGAACCCCGGGCTCCTACTAAAGTCCACAGCGTAGGGACCATCAATGACGAAGTCGACGTCACGGATGCCACAGCCCCCCATGTGGGGCCGAAACTCGTGGGTCAGGCAGGTCCTTGCCCAATCGAGGTCCCGCTGCTGCTCAGCGTCCAAGGTGACATCGGCGCCACCATACTTACGGACACTACGTACTAGCCGGTGCGAGGTTAGTGGTGGGATAGCCCAGTGGCAGTCCCACAGTAGCCCACGCTCAGCCATGAAGCGGCTGAAATCAGCGTCCTCCTTTAGCCTGTTCCGGTTCGGGACGTACTTGTCAAACCTCCCACAGAATAGCAAGCTGGTGCCACAAAGCTCGGACTCAACGGTCCTGCTCGGCGGTGCATCAGGTTGGTACTCTGGTAGCCGGATAGCGTCAGGGTAGGCGCACCCACTAATGTCTAGAGTGCCGGTGTTCAGGGCTTGGCCTTCAGCCCCTTCCCGTTTCCCGACTCCGTCTTCTTGTTCGCTGCGATGGTTGCATCAAGCAGGATCTCATCAGCAGTCCTGGACAAGGACTCCGTCGTGACCGCCTGCTTGGTTGAGTTGGATTTACCATCCATGGCCCACATGTGGAAGCCGATGATATGGTTCTTCCCCCCAACGTGTGCCACAATTGGCGCACCACAGTCTCCAGGCTCAGTATCGGCAGTGTAGGAGTAGTAGGAAATCTTCCCCCACCCCTTCTTGTCCTCAACGACCCTGCGGAGTGAAGTTGCGCCACTGAAAGCGCACTGCGAGCCGCGCTTGGTGACCATGAAGGCGGCAGAACCACTGGCGTTGATGCCAGGGGGTAGGAACGGGACACGGCACTTGGTCATGTTGTTCAGCTCCTTGGGCTTGGCGACCCGGGCACGATCGTAGGCGAAAAGGCTCGCGAGCCCTGCCTTGTAGAACGTCATGCCATCGGTGCTAACCTCAACCTCGAAGGGAGGGAGATCCTTGCCGCTGGCATCACTGGCGTTGAGGACAGCAATATGAGCAGGAAACTCAATATCGCTGCCAACAACGATGCCATGCGCCTTACCGTTCGGAGTGCGCACATGGACAAGGGACAGCTCAGCCGGCGTGATAGCCCTTGCGGACTCCACCTTAGCCGGCTTGGTCTCCTTGCTAAGCCTGCTGGGCACAGCCGACAACGGTGCCACAGCAGCTGGCCTGCTACTAACTGAACTGGGGCCGCTAGCCTTTGCAGGCTTTGGCTCGCCCTTCCTGTGCAGCGCTGGGTTGTCCCGGGAGGGACCAGCACCGTCAGCACCCTTGCTGGCCTTTCGTGGTCGGGGTCCAGCAACGGCCTCAACATCAGCAACCCGGAGGGGGTGCTGCTGTGGGGGTGCACTGGCAGGGGCGATGGTGTCGGTGACAGCAGGAGGAGTTACCTCAACCTTTGGGGGCTCGGACTCCTCCTGAGACTGCTCCTGGGCCTTGCGCTTGTTCCGGGCCAAGCCCGCAGCATTGGAGCAGATCTTCCTTGCGACGTCAAGCGTGCTGTCGGTGAGGTTTTCAATGGGCAGGGTTTTCTCCCACTCACTGTCACCCTCAACGAGCTGCCTGAAGCCCTTGACAATGCGTTCCAAAACTTCGCAATCAGCATTTCTGCCAATCTTACGGAAGTAGGTCTTCATGTCCTTGTTGATCTCCCGCAAGGCCCTGCTTACCTCCACCACCCTGTCCTCGCTAACCCCCAGCTTGGGGCGCCGCACTAGCGCCTCCAGTTTGCCGAGGGGCTTCTCGGTGATCTCCGCCATAACGACCTGCAGCAGGTAGGCATCAGCAGCGGACACATCAGGGTTAATCGACTGCATGTAGCGGTAGTCGTCGCGCTCCATGTCGTCGAAATCATCGTAGGCAAACATGTCATCGGAGGTGTAGGCGACACCACCTCGTGTGTAGTACGTGACCTCGTCGTAGTCGATATTGTCCACATGCTGATACATCATCGCCTTCGTGACACCACGGTAGGCCCTGACCTCCCCATCCGAGTTGTAGAAGATGTCGTACAAGTCGTCATCATCCTCATTCGGGTAGAGCTTAATCCAGTCAATGGTCTTGTCGCCGGGCTTCTTGGCGGTGGGACCCTTCCTCAAATCCTTGTGCACAGCCTTGCGGCCGGCCTTCTTGGTTGCGATGTGCTTGTCGAGCGCGTCACCCTTCTCCAAGATGCGCTGGATGCGGGTGGCGAACAACACAATGCACAGCGCTAGCAAGGTGAGCACGGTTGCTATGATGGCGACCTTGTGCTCATTCAGGAAGTCGAAGAAGACTGAACTTGGGTCACGGGCGGCGCGGAAGTAGCCACGGAACCTGCCACAGGCCTTCTTGATGTAGCCGAGCCCAAACCTGTTCTGGGGGCGGGGCACAATGTCAAATGGGTGCAACCCGGTGGGGACGTTGCCGTCGCCACCAGCCATCTTCCAAAAGCGCCCTTCAGGACCCTCAGACTCAAGACTGGGTGGAAACATGTCAGCAAAGTAATCGCTGACCGCCCAGCCTGCGAACAGACTAGTCGCAAGCATGGCGAGCTCATTCGGCAGGACACGGGTTGCTGCAATATCTCGGACCACAGTCTGGAACATCTTCAGCACATGCTTGCGCGTGAAGGGGAGTGTGAACACGAAATAGGCGAGCTTAGTCAAAGTGAGCAGAACCAGCAAGTGGTCAGCACACACCTGGACCATAGGACGCTTGGCCTCGAGCCTACGACCAGTTTTGATGCACTCGCCAATGTCCTCAGCTAGGCGTGCCGATGACTCGCCTAGTGAAAGCATGACTGCAGCTTCCGCAATTGCTTGTTGCTCCCGTAAGGTTTCAGCGATGAGGGGTTCCATCGCCAGCATGGCCCTGACACCAATGCTGGCAACGCTGTAGCCTGCGATGACATACAACACGAGGTAAGCACACCCCGTGTAGTTGCCACTCTGCGCGCTATCCACTGCGCGCCACAGTGCCATGAGGGTGAGTCCAGCACTGACGACCCTCAAACCCCAACTCATGCTGATTTCCCTGCCAACGGCGCCACACCATGTGCGCGCGCGCGTGGCAGCCCGGCACGCAACCTGGACTTGCTTGTGCCAGAGGTGCATGCGGGCAACCCAGCTTACTAGCTGGATTAGGATCGCTATCGGAGTCGCGCTCGAAGCGCGTTTATACTCCGGGAAGCTTAACATCCTACCGAATCCGAACTTTGTTAGTATTTAGAAAGCAG